GACGCCGGAACTCCCCCAAAGGGGGAGCCGAGTAAAGAGGAAGCACCCGGCGAAGAGAAGCCCGAGACGCGGCAGGGACAGCCCGAGCAGGAGCCAAAGCCGACGGACCCGGCGGAAAAGCGAAAGGCCTTTGGGCAGCTGATGCAGAGCGAGTATGCGGCGGAGTTTGAAGAGGCACTGCAGCGGGCGTCGGAGATGGCCGTGCAGAACGTGCTGGACAACCCGGCGGTGAAGGGGCTGATGGACGCGCTGGGCGAGGCGTATGGCATCGACGTGCAGAGCGCGGACAACCTGGCTGCCCTGACCGAGGCCGTGAAGAACGGGAAGGTGAAGAACGACGAGTACTATGAGACGCTGGCAGCGGAGCGCGGCATCAGCGTAAAGACCGCGCGGGAAATGGACCGGATGGAAAGCGAGCTGCAGCGGGCGAACGCCGAGAAGCAGCGGGCCGAACAGATCCGGCAGGCGGCCGAGCACCAGCAGCGGGCAGCCGCCGTGCGGGCCCAGTGGGAAGCGGAAGCGGCGCAGCTGAAGGTGAAGTACCCGGCGTTTGAGCTGGACGAGGTGCTGAACAACCCCAGCGTGGCGGACATGATCCGGCGCGGCATCGGGCTGGAAGCGGCGTACCGGGCCGCCTACTTTGACCAGCTGATGGAGGCAAGCACGGCACGCACGGCCCAGCAGGTGGAGCAGGGCGTGACGGCGCGGATCCAGCAGAGGGCACAGCGGCCGGCCGAGAACGGGGCGCACCCCGGCGGCGCGGCCGAGATGAAGGTGGACGTGGCGCACATGACCGCCAAGCAGCGGGCCGAGCTGGCAAAGCGGGCACGGCGCGGAGAGCGCATCGTGCTGTGAGAGATTTCCCACGCAGAGGGCGTGAGAAGATAAAAAACCTTGAAGGAGGACAAACAGATGAGCAAAAAGAGACTGGATCTGCAGATGTTTGCGGATGCAAGCGCACAGCTGCAGAATACCACCGCATCCGGCGGCATGACCGCCGAGATGAAGACCTACTACGAAAAGACCCTGCTGGATCTGGCAGAGCCTGCGCTGGTGCATGACCAGTTCGGCGACAGCTACCCGATCCCGGCGAACAACGGCAAGACCATTGAGTTCCGCCGGTACGACAGCCTGCCGAAGGCCACCACCCCGCTGACCGAAGGCGTGACCCCGACCGGCCAGACCCTGAACGTGACCACCATCACCGCCGAGGTGCACCAGTACGGCGGCTGGGTGGCCCTGACCGACATGCTGGACCTGACCGCCATTGACAACAACGTGGTGCAGGCCACCAACATTCTGGCCAGCCAGGGCGGCCGCACCATGGACACCGTGGTGCGCGACATCCTGAACGGCGGCACGAACGTGATTTACGCGCCCAAGGTGGCGGACGGTGTGGAGACTGCCGTGACCAGCCGCGCAACGCTGGACGCCACCGCACAGCTGACCGTGGACCTGATCGACCAGGCGGTGGCCATGCTGCAGGCCCAGAACGCAGACCCCATCGGTGACAGCTATGTGGCCATCGTGCACCCGTACACCAGCTATGACATCCGCAAGGACCCGAACTGGATCGAGGCGCACAAGTACGCGGCCCCGGAAGAGATCTTCAACGGCGAGATCGGCAAGATCAACAACGTGCGCTTTGTGGTGTCGAGCGAAGCAAAGATCTGGAAGGGCACCGGCTGCCCGAGCGGCCTGGCGGTGTTCAGCACCCTGGTGCTGGGTGCCCACGCCTACGCCACCACCGAGCTGGAGGGCGGTGGCATGCAGCACATCGTGAAGCAGCTGGGCTACGGTGATGACCCGCTGAACCAGCGCGCGTCCGTGGGCTGGAAGGCCGTGAAGACCGCAGAGCGCCTGAGCGAGCAGTACATGGTGCGCATTGAGAGCTGCAGCGCACGCTACAGCGCCAAGGCACTGGCAAACTAAGAAAATCAAGGAGGTACGACGATGGCAGTAAAAAAGACTGAGACGGCCGTGCAGGACACCGAGGCCGCAAAGAAGGACACGATGGACACCCAGGAGAAGGACACCGAGGTGATCCACCTGTTTAAAGACAGCCAGCGCTATAAGGCGCCTGTGTTTGTGGGCGTGAACGGCGAGACCTACCTGATCCAGCGCGGCGTGGACGTGGAGGTGCCGAAGGCGGTGGCCGAGGTGCTGCGCCACAGCGAAGAGATGGACAACGCGGCCATGGCCCGCATTGCCGAAGCAGAGGCGGCAGCCGTACAGCAGGCACAGCGCGTGTAACAAAAGAGACAGAGGACCCCGGTACAGCGGCACATGGCTGTGCCGGGGCCTTTTGATTTGGAAGGAGAAGATGACGAGATGACGGCGGGACAGGCCATGGAGCAGGCCGACGAGATGCGTCCGAACAATGAATTTTCGGACAGTCTGAAACAGAACTGGCTGCGGCAGTGCGACAGCCGCCTGCGCGGGAGCGTGGTGGAGCGCAGCGAGACGGTGGACTTTGACGACGTGGGCGCGGACACGGCATGGGCCGAAGGCGGCCTTGCCTACGACACCGAGCTGCTGGCCCCGGAGCAGTTTGCACCCCTGTATGTGCATTGGCTGTGTGCGCAGATGGACCTTGCCCTGGGCGAGGTGGCACGGGCGGCCAACGAGATGCAGCTGTACAGCGACTATGTGCAGGAGTTTGCCGCATGGATGCGCAGGCGCTATGCCCCGGCGGGCGGTGTGCAGTGGAGGTACTGAGATGACGGATGGGCGGAACCTGAACATTTTGCAGAGCGGGCGGCAGATGCTGCGGGCCTTTGGCGGGGTGAACGAGACCTACGGGTGCAGCGAGGCGGAGCTGAGCAGCAGCCTGAATTTTTCCGGCCGGGGGTACCCGGCTTTGCAGACGCGGGCGACCCGCAAAAAAGTGCGGGAGGTACAGGACGTGAACGGCATGTACCACCTGAACGGGCTGGTGATCTGCCGGGGAACCACGCTGGAGTACACCCCGGACGCCGACGAGAGCCGGGCTGGGGCGGTGGTGCTGGAAAACGCGCTGACCGACAACGAGAAGGCCATGACCGGCATGGGCACGAAGGTGCTGATCTGGCCGGACAAGAAGGCCTTTGACACGGTGAGTGGGGAGCTGACGGACCTTGCGGCGGCGTGGACGCTGAGCGGAGGGACCATGACCGTGACCCCCTGCGACGGCGAGGGCCGGACCTACACGCCGGACGGCGTGGGCACGACCGAGCCGGAGAGCCCGGCAGACGGGCAGCTGTTTTTGAAGGGGGACGCCGAGAGCCCTTACGGCGCGGGCAGCGTACTGCTGAAGTACAGCGCGAAGAACAAGAAGTGGAGCGAGATCCTGCTGACGAGCCTGCGGCTGCACTGCCCGGGCCTTGGCAGCGTGCTGAAGGAAGGCGACACCGTGACGGTGAGCGGGATGCCGGGCACCGTATGCAGTGCGGCGGCGGCCGGGCTGAACGGAGAGGTGAGCATCAGCACGCTGGACGGGGACGACGTGATCACGACGCTGGCCGTGCCGGAGGACAGCACCCGGTACTATGGCAGCTGGACCGTGACGGCCACCGGCACCAGCTGGCGAAGCGCCGACGGCAAGGTGACCGAGAACGAAGCGGCCGCAGCGCCGGTGAAGCTGGAACGGCGGGTGCCGGATCTGGACTTTGTGACCGAGCAGGGCAACCGGGTGTGGGGATGCAGCCGGGAGGAAAACAGCATTTATGCCTGTGCCCTGGGCGACCCCACCAACTGGTACAGCTACCGGGGCATTGCGTCGGACAGCTACGCGGTGAGCGTGGGCAGCGACGGCGCGTTTACCGGGGCGGCCAGCTGCCTGGGGTACCTGCTGTTTTTTAAGGAAAACTGCATCCACAAGCTGTACGGCTCGAAGCCAAGCGACTACCAGATGAGCAGTGTGCGGTGCCGGGGCGTGGCGGCAAATGCGGCAAAGAGCCTGTGCGTGATCGCGGAGACACTGTATTATCTGTCGCCGGACGGGGTGATGGCGTGGAGCGGAAGCCTGCCTGCCAAGGTGAGCGGCGCGCTGGACACCGGGAAGCTGACGGCGGTGGACCGGGCCGTGGGCGGGCAGCTGGATGCGCGGTACTACCTGTACCTGCACCGAAAAACGGACACGGGCAGCGGGCGGCTGCTGGTGTACGACACCGAGCGGGGCCTGTGGCAGGAGGAGAGCGCGGCGGGCACCGGGATGGTGAGCACCGGCCAGCAGCTGTACCTGTGGGACGGCAATGCCCTGTGGGCGGCCGACCCGGAGCGGGAAGTGAGCGGCGAGGACGAGACGGGGCTGAAATTTGAGGCCGTGACCGGAGACATCGGCCTTGCCGTGCCGGACGACAAGTACATCAGCCGGGTCACGCTGCGCATGGATGCCCTGGCCCACACGGTGCTGACCGTGGCGGTGAGCTACGACGGCGGGGACTGGGAGACGGTGAGCAGCTGTGCGGTGACGAGGGACCACCAGCGGGTGAACCTGCCCTTTGTGCCCCGGCGGCACGACACCATGCGGCTGAGATTTGCAGGCACCGGACAGATGGTGCTGCGGAGCATGGCCCTCACCTTTGCGGATGCAGCAGGGGCAAGGGTGAGCGGCGCGGTGCCGAGACGATGAAAGGAGAAGAAAATGGCAAGCATTGCGGGACTGGCGGGCATCGGCCTGCCGAGCTTCAGCGACCAGATGCCGGAGGCGGACGCGCGGGCGCTGAAGAACTACCTGTACCAGCTGAACGAGCAGCTGACCTATGTGCTGACCAACCTTAGCAGCGAGAACATGAGCGAGGATTATCTGAGCGGAAAGGAGAGCTGAAGATGAGCAGACTGAGCAACGCGCGGAGCGAGCTGGAGCGCTTTGAACAGACGAAACCGGCCGACTACCAGAGCAAGTACAAGGGCCAGATCGACAACGTGATGGGCAAGCTGGATGATCTGGGCGGCTACGACTATGACCCGGCGGCCGATACGGCATACCAGCAGTACAAGAGCGAGTACACCCAGAAGGCGAAGCTGGCGAACCAGAACGCGCAGGCCAGTGCCAGCGCACTGACCGGCGGGTACGGCTCCAGCTACGGAACCCAGGCGGGCCAGAAGGCCTATGCGGCGACCATGAGCGACCTGGACACGATGCTGGACAGCCTGACGAGCCAGAGCCGCAGCGAGTACAACACGAAAAAGAGCGGGCTGCAGCAGGAGCTGAACGGCCTGCAGGAGGCCGAGCAGAATGACTACAACAAGTACCAGAAAGACCTGTCGAACTGGTACAACGACCTGAGCTACAGGCAGAACGAGTACAACAACGCCTATGCACAGCGGCAGCAGAACGTGAGCAGCACCCTGAACGGGCTGTTCAGCGTGCTGGGCATTGCGGCGCAGATCCTGCCGTTTTTCTTTATCTGAGAATGGAGGTAGAGCATGGGGACCATCAAGAGACTGAACGACCAGCAGAAACAGCAGGCACAGGCGGAAGCGGCCATGCCGGGAGCGTATGAGAACCGCTACGACGAAGGGATCCAGAACGCGCTGGCGGGCATGGACAGTGCCAACAGCGCAGGACTGGGTTTTGACAGCCAGAATGGCACCTACCGGGGTGCCCTGAGCCGCCTGTTTGGCAATGCAGGAGCGGGGGCCAGTGCGGCCGAGCAGGTGGCAAACAGCCTTAGCGGCGGGTACGGCACGGACTGGGCCAAGAGCGCGGCACAGCAGGCGGCGGCCGGGGAGACGGGCCAGACCGCCAACGTGTACGCCCAGGCGCGGGCGGATGCCCTGAGCCAGTGGCAGCAGGAACTTGCAGGCCGGGGCACCCAGCTGGACAACCTGCTGACGCAGGACGGGCTTGCGCGCAGCGAGTACGACGGCAGCGTGGCGGATGCGGCGAACTGGCGGAATTACCGGTACGGCCGCACCCAGCAGGCCCGGCAGGAGAACAGCGACTTTTTGAACAACGTGTGGAACGTGATCAAGAATGTAGGCAGCGATGTGGGCAAGGCCTATGATGCCTACATGGGTTACAGCCAGCAGAAGGCAAATGCCATTACACAGGCGAAGGAAGAGTACCGGAACGGCAACGTGGACGGTGCAAAAGCAATCCTGCGAATGTACCGAATGGACGAAAACATGTTTGACAACCTGCAGGGCGTGAGTGACCTGACGGTGCAGCAGAATGCGGCACTGCTTGAGGGATTCAACATGCTGCAGCAGGGTGCGCCGGAGGAGATGATCACACAGTATCTGCAGCCTTACGGGCTGAGCTACGATGTGCTCAAGAACTGGTCCGGCCTGTCGCAGACGGACAAGGACAATCTGGATTACCTGATCAAGGCGGGCGACATTACGGCATCGGGCAACGACAAACTGGGGCAGACCATTGCGAAGGCGGTGGGGTATGGAACGGACAGCATGGACGACTACAGCACCATTGCAAACCGGGTGAACCAGAGCAACCTGAACTATCTGGGCGGACAGCTGGCACTGCAGAACCGGTACAAGACCACCGGCAGAAGCGGCGGAACGGGCCGAAGCACCGGAAGCGGAAACAGCGGACTGAACTACTCCAGCAGCAACGTGACCAGCCTGCTGAAAGAAGCGGCGGGAATGGAAACGAGCAACCCGATGTACAGCGTGATCATGAACGAGCTGCAGCGGGCAGGCGTGGACGTGAACAGCGCACTGGGAACAGGCAGCGGCAGCGGGACGGCGGCCCGGAGCGGGAGCACCGGAAGCAAGCTGGCGGGCGTATTACAGCGCCCGGCGGTGTTTGGCACGGTGAAGCCGGTGGACGGCACCAATGGAAACAGCTTTGACACAGCACTCGACAAGGCGCAGAGTATGACGAACCAGGGAAAGAGCGCGGACGAAATTTCGGAATACCTGATCCGGCTGGGGTTCGGCGATGATGTGATCAGCCGGGTGTCCAACGTGATGGGATGGTAAAAAGGAGAAGAAAATGGGCTGGAGCGTAGACGAGGTGCGCAGAAAGCGCGAAGCACTGGAAAAAGAGGATGCAAGCAAAAAGGCCGCTGCGGCAGCAAAGGCCAGCACGAACACAAAGGCGGCCAGCACCGCAAAGAGCGGCGGGAGCACGGGCGTGACGGCGGGTGCTCCGCTGGCAACGGGGTTGAGCACGGTGAAGGCCGGAACGAGCGCAAAGACGACCGGCACGGCAGGCAGCAAAAAGACCACCACCACGGCAACGCAGAGCCTTGGCACGCGGGTGCTGGCACAGATGGACGGCACCAAGACTGCGGCGGCAACGGCCAAGACGGGAAAAAAGCTGCCGACGGTGCAGCGGCAGAACCAGCCGGAATGGCTGCAGACAGAAAGCGGCACCCCGGCGGCGGTGGTGCGGGGCGCAAATGAGAGCCAGAAGGCCGCACAGCGGCGGCGCAGCGGCAGCGATGGCGTGCTGGCGCAGGGGGCGCAGGCCATCAAAGACCACACGGCGAAGGCGGAGGACGAGGACAAATTCAGCGACTTTACACGGCTGAACCGGTGGATGGATGCAGACCCGAAGCACCGGACGCTGGTGAGCCTGATCCGGATGGGAAAGAGCGGCGTGGAGGATGCTGCTGCACTGGGCAGCAGCACCGGCGACAATGCCGTGAAGGCCCAGAAGCCGTATACCGACGCGGAGCTGATCGCCAAGGGGTACAGCCAGTGGCAGATCGACGAGGCGCGGCAGTACATTGCCGAGTACGACGAACTGCCTGCTGCGGAAAAGGCCGTGCGGCGCTCGGCGGACACATGGAAGGGCATTGGCGGAGCGGTGGCGTCGTTCAGTCCGCAGTTGGGCGAAAATCTCGGAACGGCGATCTGGAATACATGGAGCACGAACGCCAATGAACGTGCGCTGGACAAGAGCCTTGCAGGAGATGAACGGGCAAAGCAGCTGAAGGATATGATCACGGCGGTGGACATGGACTATAAGCCGCAGTACACGGACGAGCAGCTGCGGGCCATGGGGTACAGCCAGAGCGAGATCACCGGCATGCGGCAGAAGGTGGCCGGGACCGTGACGAACGAGAGCGTTGACAAGGACGAGAGCGTGGGCTACCAGCTGTACGATTACGGCAGAAAGCGCACCGAACGCGCGACAGCGGGCATGAACGAGACCGCAAAGACGGCAATGGGAATTGCGACCAGTGCGGCGGAGAACCTTGCGGTGGCGGGCATCAGCCCGGCGCTGGTGCTGCCGGTGCTGAGCGCCCAGGGCGGCGCGGAGGCTATGGGCCAGAGCATTGACAAGGGCGAGAGTGCGGGCAAGACGCTGGTGGGCGGCCTTGCAAAGTTCGGTGCGGGGTGGGCCATCAACAGCGTGGGCGCTGCCGACCTTGCCCGGACCATGGGCAGCGACTACGCCAAGGACACGCTGGCGGGGAAGCTGGCAGACATGGTGCGCAGCGTGGCAGACAACAGCGTACTGGCGCAGCAGTACCCGACGGTGGCGAATGCGGTGTCCGGCGGCATCGACAACGCCATGCAGGCTTTTGTGGAGACCTATGCGGACAAGGCCATTGACGCGGCCCTGGGCGACGCGCAGGCGGCGCAGGAGCTGTTTAACAGAGACACCTTTTTGACGGCGCTGGAGAGCGGCCTGACGGGCGGCGCATCCGGCGCGCTGGGCGGTGCCGTGGGCACGCAGCTGGGAAAGATGCGGGCGGCGCTGGAGGCGGAAGGACAGACCGGACAGCGGAATGGACCCTCTCCGTCAGCGCAGGGCGCTGACAGCTCTCCCGAGGGGGAAGCCTTGGGGGACGAACTCCCTCAGTCGCCTACGGGCGACAGCTCCCTCAGGGAGGGAGCCTTGGGAACGGCGGCACAAAAGGCAGAGCAGACGGCGGTGAACGATGACCCGGCGGTGCACACCCCGGCGCAGAACGCCAGCATTGAGGAATACAAACAGAGCGTTGACCCAGGCCTTGCGGAATACGTGGACCGGGTGCGGGCGGGCGAAGATCTGGAACCCTACACTGTGACCGAGACCAGCGACAGGATGCGGGACGCCATGCAGCAGTTGACCGGCCTTGACAAGGTGGGCAAGGTGACGATGATGGATGCCAACGCGGTGAAACACATCACCAACCGGCACGCAGGCGGGGATGGCAGCGCCGACGGCACCATGAAGAACAGCGCGGACGTGGCGCGGGCGGCGTATGTGCTGAACCACTTTGACAATGCGTATCTGGCAACGCGAAAAGCGGACGGATATTATACCGGGAACCGCAAAAAAGCACCCATCGTGATCTTTGAGAAAAAAATAGACGGCTCCCACATTGTTGTGGAAGCCGTCTGTGATACAAAGAAGAGCCGAAACTTTATCGTGTCGGAATATTTATCTTCTGTAGGAGTACCGGAAAAAGAAATAGCGAAAGCTCTGCAGCCCTCTATGGATGCCGTTGCCGACCCCAGAGACACGTCCGGAACGTTAAGTGCAGTTACTTCCGCCGACACAACTGTATCACAGCGGGCGGGGGATGTCAACGGGAAAAGCGTGGAAAACACCGGGGAAACGGTGGAAACTCCCTCAGTCTCGCATTCGCTCGACAGCTCCCTCGGGGAGGGAGCCTTTGCACAGCAGGCGGAACCGGCAGCCCTGCGGGAGACGGCCGGGCTGGAAGTGCGCAGCGAGGGCGCGCAGAAGAACAGCATACAGCGGGAGCTGCTGAGCTGGAAGGTGAGCGAGGGCGCGGCACAGACGCTGAGCCGGAACATGCCGACGGGCATTGCGGACGAGAGCCGGTATGCGGCGGCGGCCTCCAGCCTGTACCGGCTGGGACAGATGGAGGACGTGACCACTTTTGACAAGGCTATGGAGCTGGCGAAGGGTATGAACGGCCTTGCGGTGAACACGGACTATGTGCTGGCACAGCCCGGCGGAGAAGCGGCGCTGAAGATCGCGTGGCTGCAGGGCAAGGGCGAAGCGGAAGCCGGGGCCGTGCAGACCGGGACACCGGGCGGTGCGCTGAGCGCAAAGAGCGTGAGCGGCAGCGGACGGGTGCTGTACAAAGGCACCATGCGCACGGCAGACGAGGTAGCCACAAAGCTGATCGAGCTGAACGCGCGGGCGACCGACACCGATGCGGTGCTGAAGGCAGTGCTGGAAGGCGATGAGCGGGTGAAGGCCTATGTGGACACGGCTGCCGGACAAATCTTTTTTGCAGACAGCGCGGGAGACGTGTTCGGCACCGTGCTGCACGAGGACTGGCACTGGTATAACGCTTTGGACACTGAGGGCGCAAAGGCTGTGCAGCAGCATGTGCTGGAGTATCTGGCCAAGAGCGAGGGCTTTGAGAACATCGACGAGCTGATCCGGAATAAACTTTCCGACTACGCACAGCAGGGCCTGACCTACGGCGAAGCGGCCGAGGAAATGGTGGCCGATGCGTGGCGCGGCATCTTTGACAGCGAGGAGAGCTTCAAGCGGTGGGTGGAGTTCCAGCGCGGGCAGGCGGAGAAGAACGCAGGCCGGGAGGGGACCATCCGCAAGGTGATGAACGCGGTGAAGGACCTTTTGAGCGACATCGTGAGCCGGGCAAAGGAAGTGCTGGCGAAGGACCCGGAGAACCGGGCAGCCCTGAAAGCGCAGCGGCTGGCGGAAGCCGAGAAGCGGGCCCTGCAGGACGAGTACTTTGCCCATGCAGAGAAGGCCATGGAGAAGCTGCGGGCGGCAAAAGAAAACGCCGCGGCCCTTGAAAACAAGGGGGCGGCGAAGAAGGTGAAGTTCCAGCTGCAGGAAGGAGAAGGAACACTAGAAGAACAGTTGAACGATAATCTTGACCAGCTTGAAAAAATGGAGCCTGTTGCGCAAATTACAGGAAAAGAAGTTGCGTATGGAGAGACGCCAAAAGAAAATACAGATAACATTTTTAAATATTTTGAAAGTATCGGTGGAAAAGTTGAACGTACCGGATTTGGAACAGTCGAACTTGGAAAGAAAGGCGCAAAGGCAACTGTACGACATGGAAATGGCCCAGTGAAACAAAGCGCCATCGCTGCTGTGCCAGAGGTGATTCAAAACGGTAAGCAAATCGGATATGCTGAAAATTGGAAAGGAAGAGGATGTAATACTTATGTGTTTGCAGCACCGGTCACGATCGGCGGGACGGAAATCTATGAGGCTGTGATCGTAAACGCGTATGGAAACACAAAGCAGGGAAACAAATTCTATGTGCACGAGGTTTGCGGAACGGATGGTAATCTTCTGGTCCTTGATGACAACGGGCAGATAAAACAAAAGCAGGAAAGCGCTGACACGGTTCTCAAAACCGAGGAGGGCACTGAACGCCCGGGCTTTCCTGCTAAGTCCAGTATAGCACAGAAAAATGCTGAAAGCAAGGAAAGTGACGCACCTGTAAAGAAAAATATCCGTTTCCAGCTGGCGGCGCCGGTGGAAGTGGACAGCCAGAAAGACCTTGTGGCGGTGCACAACCTGACCGAACAGAACCTGCAGGAAGCGCTGGAACTGGGCGGAATGCCGTCGCCGTCCATTGCGGTGGTGAAGGCGCAGGAAGGACACAGCATGTACGGCCCCATCTCGCTGGTATTCGGCAGCGAGACTATCGACCCCATGGCGAACAGCGTGAACAAGATCTACGGCTCAGATGCGTGGACGCCGACACGGCCGGGCGTGGAGTACAAGGTGGATGCGGGCAAGGTTTGGGAGCTGAACCGGGAACTGGCGCAGCTTTCCCGCCAGACGGCAGAGGGCGCCTTTGCGCGGAGCAACCTGCTGACCGGGCGGATGGATATGGAAGCATCGGACAAAAGCCCGCAGCAACTGGCTGGACAGCTGGCGCAGGATGACAGCGTGAAAGCCGCATATCTGGCCGACAAGGGCGAGACTGTGCAGAAGGTGATGAAGCAGGAAAGCCAGTACACGGAATCGCAGGTGAACCGGTATGAAAAAATTATGGAAGCGCTGGGCGGAAAAGAAAAGCTCATTGAGACCGTGGAAACAGATGAAGCAAACGGAAATCATGACGGTGTGAATGCTGTATTGGAAAAAGTACGGCAGGCAGAAAAAGAATGGGCTATGGAGGAACTGAAGTGGAGTGAAGAAAAAGCCCAGAAAAAAGCTGATAAGCTGATTGCACCGATGGTACGGGCGCGGCTGATGAACGCCTATGAATATGCAACGGCAGAAAACACTGAGGCAACGATGGTGCAGGACACGGAAGCCATGCAGCAGGAACTGCGGAAGAAAGCGCCGGATGCGGATGTGGAACAGTGGCTGCTGCCGAAGATGGAAAAGGTGCTGGGCGAAAAAGGCATTTACAACGGGAAAGACCCCTATACCAAAACCGGCAACCGGCGCAGCTTTGCGCAGCTGCATTACAAATACACGCTGGAAAACCTTGTGCAGGCCATGAACCAGCAGCAGGAGGCGCGAGGACAGGGCGCGCTGGGTGTATCGGCCAAGGGGCTGATGAGCACGGCCACGACGGAGTATGGGACGCTGGACGAAGTGCGGGCGGACAAGGGCAGACTGCAGCAGATGCCGGAGGAAACATACAACAAGCTGCTGGAAGAAGCGGACGGCGCGATCGCAGAAGTGGTGAAGCGCATCCGCAGCGAGACGGCAGCGCACGCGGACAACAGCTTTGAAGAACAGGAAGCTATTGGTAATATCCTGATGCAGGCGGCGCAGGGCAAGCGGACGGCGGCGACCATCGGCAAGGTGTTTGCGAAGGAAGGGTACATCATCGGCAAGGACACGGCGCAGCGGATCCTGAAGCTGTACAACGACGTGGCAAAGATCCCGACCGGGTACTTTGAAGCAAAGCCCCAGCGTGCCGTGGGCTTTGACGAGGTGCGGGCGGCAATCCTGCCGGACAACATAAGCCGGAGCCTGATCGACGAGCTGAAGCAGAAGGGCGTGAAGGTGGAGCTGTACAAGGCCGGAGACGATGCCCAGCGTACCGCTGTGCTGAACCGTGTGCCGGATGTGCGTTTCCAGATCGCGGAGCAGGCAGACAGGGACGCGAAGCGAAACGAGCAGCAGCAGGCAAGCCGGGTGATCGCGGAGAAGGCGGCGGCGCTGGACACCCTGAGCCAGTTTTTTGGGCTGACACGGGGCGTGAACGTGAGCCGGAGCGCGGTGGACGAGCTGGCCGGGCGCTGGCTGAAAGCCAACGGCAGCAAGGCCGACCGGGCGAAGCTGGCGCAGGAGACCGAAGTGCTGGTGAACTACCTGAAAGCCGACGGCGCGGACATGAACAAGGCCGAAGCGCTGGCCGAGACGCTGGCGGGGGAGATCCAGGACGGGGCAACCTACCGGAACAGCGAACTGTGGGACGAGTACCCGGAGCTGCACAAGCTGGAGTACACCGTGAACCGGGATGGACAGGCGAAGGCCGAGCTTGTGAAGCGGTACGGCAGCTGGAGCGAGGCGGTGGCCGAGGCACGGCGCCACGGCGTGACCCTGCGGCAGGCCGAAGGCGTGCGGGACGGCAACCCGGCGGAGCAGTATGAGAGCCTTGTGAACGATGACCGCGCCGTGGGCGGCGTGACCGACGGAGCCAAGGCGCTGTGGAAGCAGGCCGCAGAGCAGGCCGGTGTGGCGGGCAGTCAGAGCTTCGAGAGCACCGAGTGGCTGGACGTGCTGATGAACCTGCACGACGCCATCAAGCCGAAGACCATGAGCCGCTTTGCGGATAAGGCCGAGTATGAGGATGCCCGCGTGGAGCTGGCGGGCAGGATCATCGGGGACATCATGCAGCTGCCCCAGCTGACCGATGCCGAGGCCATTTTTGAGGGCATCCAGCGGCACAACCTGGAAGCGGCGAAGGCGGCTGCCGGAGACGCGGCGCGGGCGGCCGAGGTGGAAAAAAGCCTGCGGGGCGTGCAGAAGGTGCAGAGCCGGGAATTCAACCGGCGGCTGGCCGAGAACCAGCGCACAGCGGGCCGGAACGCCGAGGTGCAGCAGGTGAGCGAGCTGCAGAAGAGGAACGCGAAAGCGGAAAAGCAGCTGGACGCGAACCTGGAACTGCTGGGCGTGGACGTGAGCAACGTGGGCGACCTGAACGAGAAGCTGACCGTGCTGCGGGAGACCTACGAGCGGGAATGGAAAGCCGAACGCAAGCGGATGCGGACCGAACTGCAGCAGATGCGGGACGAGGCAAGGCTGGAGGTGCGGCAGCTGCGGGGCGAGAACGCCGACCTTGCCCGGCAGGTGCGGGACGAGCAGCGGCGTGCGGACAAGGCCGAGTACAGCCTGATCGTGCAGGAAAACGAGATCATGGAATGGGAGGAAGAGAACCAGCGGAAGGCCGAGGCCTGGCAGCAGAAGCAGGCGCAGCGGAACGCACTGGCCGCCGAGGTGGCACGCCAGCAGCGGGATGAGGAGATCGCCATTGCGAAGCGGGTGGCCGAGAAGCGGGTGCAGAAAGCGCGGGACGGCCGGAAGATGGACGAGCTGAAGCGGGGCATCCGGCAGGATGCGGCGGCGCTGAACCAGATGGTGCTGCGGCCGAGCAAGGGCAAGTATGTGAGCCGGCGGCTGATCGTGCAGGCGGCGGAGGTGGCAAAGATCGCCGACATGACCGTGCTGAACGACAAGGCCGTGGCCCAGCTGACGCGGCTGCAGAACAGCATCCAGGCGAGCATGGGCAGCGAGGGCAGCCCCACGGCCATGACCACCGAGTGGGAGCAGACCGGGGTGCCGAAGCTGATCACGATGCTACAGACCGACCTGACGGCGTGGAAGGATGCAAAGCTGGCCGACTTACAGGCAAAGCTGGCGGAAGCCGAGGCGCTGCCCTACAGCGAGAAGGCACTGGCCTTGCAGGAGCGGCTGCGTAAGCGGATCCGGGAGACCGAGAGCCGCACCTACCTGCCCATGACGGTGGACCAGATGCGGATGCTGAAGGCCATCACCAGCGCGACGCTGCATGTGATCCGGAACGAGAACAAGACCGTGAGCCTTGCGAAGGCCGAAGAGGTGAGCAAGATCGCGGACGAGGCAGCCTATGAGGTGACACTGAGCAAGGGCAACCACCCCGGCGGGGCGCTGGACGGGCTGCAGAACCTGCTGACCAAGTACAACCTGGACATGCTGGGGGCCGAGCGGGTGCTGCGGATGCTGGGCGGCTACAAGAACGGCGGCCAGATGGAGAAGATCGGGCAGATGCTGAACGACGGCCAGTACCGGCAGACGAAGATCACCATCGAGGGCGAGAAGCTGTTTGCGGACGTGACGGGCGCAAAGCACGCCAAGGAAGCGCAGGCCTTTGCCGGGCCGGGTGCGGACCTTGTGGACGTGGGCCTGAGAGACACGGACCACAACGCGGTGCCGCTGACCCATGCGCAGCTGTGCAGTTTGTACATGCACCTGCAGAACAAGGACAGCCGGGAGCACCTGATGACCGGCGGCATGGTGGTGCCGGATGCGCAGCTGTACAGCAAGGGCGACGTGGAGCAGGCCTACCAGAAGGGACAGCTGGTGCAGCTGGGCATGCTGAGCGACGGACACGGGGAAGCCATGGCGGACACCATCCTGAACACGCTGGAAGCGGCCATGACCGACTACGACCGGGCGTGGTGCGCGGACATGAAGGAGTTCTTCAACCACTACACCACGAAGCTGATCAATGAAACGAGCCTGCAGCTGGTGGGCTACAAGCGGGCCACCGTGCAGAACTACTACCCCATTGCGGTGGACAAGGCTGCACTGGCGACCGAGATCGACGGTGTGAAGCTGGACGCGACCATCGAAGGCCGGGGCTTTTTGAAGAACCGTGTGAAGAGCAGCAAGCCCATCCTTTTGGAAGAGTGCTCAAGCGTGGTGCAGCGCAGCCTGCGGGACACGGCAGCCTATGCGGGACTGGCGGCGCCCATCCGGGACGTGCAGAAGATCCTGAACGCAGGGGTGGAGACCCGGGACGGCGTGAAGACCCTGAAAAACGGCGTGATCAAGGAGCAGTGGGGCACGAAGGTCGTGAGCTACCTGGACGATCTGCTGACCGACCTGCAGACCACCCAGCGGCACCGCTCCAACGGCGTGAGCCGGATGCTGAGCAAGCTGCGGGGCAACTACGCGGGGGCGGTGCTGACCCTGAATCCGGGCGTGGCCATTGCACAGGCGGCGAGCCTGCCGACGGCGGCGGCCGTGCTGGGCGGGGACACCATGGCGTCGGTGATGCCATTTGTGAAAAACCTGTCGCCGAAGCAGAAGGCAGCGCTGGAAGCAGAAATTGCCCAGCACGGGGACGTGCTTTTGCAGTGGCGGCAGCGTGGGACCGGAAAAGGCGAGCTGCAGAGCATCGGAAAGCGGGAGACGCTGGTGCAGAAGGGCATGGACAAGGTGCCCGGATGGCTGACCGGGTGGATCAACGGCATGGACGAGATCACGGTGGCGGCCCTGTGGGAGGGCAGCAAAGCCTATGTGAAGAACCACGCGGCGGAATTCGAGGGAGCGGGAGAGACCGGAAGCCCGGCATACTGGGAGGCGGTGAACCGCACCTACCAGAAGGTGATCGAGCAGACCCAGCCGAACTACACCGTGATGCAGCGGGCAGGCATCCAGCGCAACCCGGACGAGATGGTAAAGACCTTTACGATGTTCACGACCCAGCGCTTCCAGAATGCGGGCATCCTGATCGACGCGGTGGGCGACTGGAAAGCGCAGGCGGCGCGGTACAAGGCGGACGCCAGCGACGCGAACAAGGCAGAGCTGCAGCGGGCGACAAAGCAGCGGGACCGGGCCATCCTGAGCCAGGCGGCGCAGGTGGCGGTGTTTGCCATGATGAAGATCGGCGCGGACTTCCTGCTGCACCGGTGGGACCGGGAGCAGGACGAGAACGGCGACGTGACCCTGAAGAGCATGGTGAGCCGCTTTTTCTCGCTGTCCACCGAGAGCACGATGGGAAACTTCCTGTTTGGCAGCGAGCTGTACAGCCTGATCGACAATGCCATCCAGGGCAAGGATTATGACGTGATCAGCGCCACGAACATCAGCGCGGTAAACGACATGGCGTCGGATGTGGTGAAGTTTACGGCGGAGCTGAAGAAGGACACCAGCGAGATGGACGAGGCGGAGCTGGAAAAGCACCACAAGAAGCTGATGGAGAAGGGCATGGCCCTGATCGAAAACGGCTTTGAGATCGTGGGGGTGCCCTACGGCAACGGCCGGAAGATGGTGGACGCAGTGCGCGGGTACTGGGACGATGCGCAGAACGTGGCGCAGGGCGGAAAATTTAGCTTCAACAGCCTGCCGGAGAGCGCGACCGGGCAGTATGACCGGCTGTACAATGCCTATGCCAGCGGCGACGCGGACGAGGCACAGGCGGCGGTGGAGAAACTGGTGGCCATGGGCAAGGAGGGCGAGATCTACAAGCAGCTGAAGACCCGGCTGAAGAAGTACGACGCCGACACCCGGGCGGCGGCAAAGGCACAGATGGAAGGGAACGAAGCCGAGCGGTACCGGCTGGAGACGGAGACCATCGAAGCGCTGTACGACGTGCTGGGCATCCGGAAGAATGTGAAGGAGGACGCGCCGAAGCGGGAAGCCGTGATCGACTGCGTGACCGGGGCCGTGAATGCACTGGAGACCGAGATGCTGAAGGGCGACGCGGGCGACATGTACGCGGACCTGGGCGAGGCGGTGGACAGCCGGAAGGCGCAGGACGTGCAGGCCGAGTACGACCGGCTGATGAAGGCCGGACGGACGCCGAGCAGCGTGAAGAGCAAGCTGACCGAGCTGGCAAAGCCGGAGTATCTGGCGGGCAGCGATGCGGACAAGCAGCAGCTGGCCGACGTGCTGCTGGCCCTGACCGACACGGACGGAAACGCCCTGTACACGGAAAAGACCTTTGCGCAGTGGGAAAAAGCGGCGGAGAAGGCAACACAGGCGGAACCGGAAGAGGACCCGTATGCACTGCTGCGGTGACGACCAGATGCCAACCAAGTGCCAACCAAGTGGCAGCCATCCGGTGACGCTTTGTCACCAATAGAAAGCACCCCGGCGGGCAAGACCTGCCGGGGTGCTTTTATAAAAGTACACGGTTTTTTGCGGGGCAGCGGGAGGGTAGACTGGGAAAAAAACGGAAGGAGGAAAAGACCATGCAGGTAAGGATCGTGGAAAAGCGATTCGGTGGGGTGGAGTTTGCCCCGGAGATGAAGGTGCTGCACCTGGGCGGGCAGAGCAGCGCGAACGTAGAGCGGCTGGAATTTACCCTGCCGGAGAGCTGGCAGGGCAAGAGCGTGACGCTGCACATCCAGCGGCAGGACGGCACCCTGCCTGCCCCCATTTTGCTGGACGAAGCGCACAGCTGTGCGGTGGGCAAGGAGTTTACCGCGTCGAGCTGCGGCAGCTGGATGCTGCTGGCCCTGGGCGAGGACGGATTCCGGGCGCTGACACGGCCGGCAAAATACGACTGCTACGAGACGCTTGCCACCGACGGCGACGCGGAGATCAGCCCGACGCAGTACGAGACCTTTGTGGCGCGGGTGCTGGCGTACTCGAACAGTGCGGCGACCAGCGCGCAGGAAGCGCGGAACAGCGCAGGTGCGGCCGCGAAGGATGCGAAGAGAGCCGAGGCGGCACGGACAGAAACGGTGACGGCGGCCGGACAGGCCGGGGCGGCACAGAAAGCGGCAGAAAGCGGCGCAGCCCGGGCCGAGGCGGCAGCCGATCGGGCGGAGAAAACGGCACCGGCGGACGGGCCGGTGAAGAGCGTGAACGGCCAGGGCGGTGTGGTGACCCTGACGGCGGCGGACGTGGGTGCGCTGGAAGCGGGCAGTGCGGACTATGTGGAGCGCATCGAGCTGAACGGGCAGGTGATGACCCTGACCATGGGCGACGGCAGCACACGGACGCTGCAGACCAAGGACACCACGGCACTGGATGTGATGACCGGCGTGCTGGGCGTGGAACACGGAGGAACCGGAAAGGACACAGCCCTGACGGCGGAGGATGTGGGAGCCTACGGCAAGAACGAGACCTACGCAAAGACGGAGGTGTACAGCCGCGCGGAGACCTACTCGAAAACGGAGGTGTACAGCCAGAAAGAGGCCGACGCCAAGTTCGGCACGCCGTACAGCCTGCCGCCCGCTGCGGCGGACCAGCTGGGCGGCGTGAAGGTGGGCGACTATCTGGACGTGGACGAGGACGGCACCCTCAGCGGCAAGACCCTCAATGATAAGATCGCTGCCGCCGTGGCGGTCAAGTCGGAGGCGCGACTGGTGTGGAACACCCATGTGACGTCTCCTAACAAATTCACAACTTGGGATGT